TGGTGATTACTTAATTGATGATAGAACCGCAAATGGTGCTGGTGAATTCAAAGGTGAACTATTACGATTCGGATGGTCTTATGAAACAAAACAATTTAATGAATACCCAACGTGGGATTCTATACTTAAAAAACTTTTATAATGAAAAAGTTATTAACCCCTTTAGTTTTATCAATTGTATTATTTTCTTGTTATAAGAAAGATGATATACAACCACCAAAGGTTTATACATTTACGATTGATTCCGTTTTAACCCAAACTGGTTTGAGAAGTTTACCCAAAGACCAAAATGGATTATATCATTTACGCATAACAACGGTTGGTAGTTCTCAATCACATAGGGTTGTTGGACGAATATTAGTTAATGGTAAAGAACCATATCCAGCAGAAAGAATTTCATTTGAAAGTAATCTTTATTGGTGGTTAAGACAAGGTGATACAACCGCAACTATTACACAGGCTTATGTAAACTATTTTACAGGTCAATATACAATAGTTCAGTTACCACCAATGATTGCTAATAAAGATGAATTAGTTCCTACAACAAATTGTTGTTCGTATAGTGGTAAAGGTGGTGAAGTTAATACTGTGATTGCACCGATAAGAGAAATGATTGGGGATACTATGGTGTTGAAAGCATACCACTATCCTTCAAACAAAACTTTATTTACAAAAATAGTTTTAGAATGAGAAAAAAAGAAGTTAAATTACCAATGACTCCAATAACTGAAAAAACATTTGAAAGACAAGGATGGAGAAAGGTAAATGCCGATGATGGTATGGATGAAGATGGAAACGAGCAAAGTGGTCATTACTATTATACACTTCCAATTCCAAAATATAGAGATGATGAATTTGCACCTATGTTAGTATCAAACTCAACCGATGAACAACTTCTATTAAAAGAAATTGGTATAAAACAAGGACAGTTTTTTATAGAAATAGCTGATATGGATGGATTGGGATTTTGTAGTAGTGAAGAAGAATTAGATATTCTATATTCAGCTCTTTGTGGCGAGGATATTGAAGAAAATTTGGAAAATCAAAAATAAATTAGTATATTTGTATTATGAAAAATTATAGCGAACAACAATTAACAGAGAACTATGAAAAGTTCATAGCACTTCTCAAAAAGTACTTTTCAGGTAATAGACTTGAAAAATTACTCCATATGTACTCAATGGATGAATTAGGACCAAACCTTATCATTTCTCCTGCGAGTGGTAACCTTAATTACCATAATGCGTATGAAGGTGGGTATATTGACCACATATTCAATGTATGTAAAAACGCAATTCGTATGAAGAAAATTTATGAAGAAGCGGGCGGTACAATAGATTTTACTGATGAAGAATTACTTTTTGCAGCATTTCATCATGATTTGGGTAAATTGGGCATTAAAGATGAACTACACTATGTACCAAATGAATCTAAATGGCATATTGAAAATAGAGGTGAGTTATATAAAAGAAATGAGAATATTCCTTTTATGACCATTACCGATAGAACATTCTTTACATTGAATCATTATGGTATTCAGTATAATGAAAACGAATACTTTGGTATTAAACTTACCGATGGTCTTTATGATGAAGATAATGAAAAATACTTCAAAGTATATGATACATCAAAATACCTTCGTTCTAAAATTCAGTACATATTACATTGGGCTGACCATATGAGTACAATTATTGAAAGACAAAACGCATAAGTTTAGTGTGAATTTTTAAAGAACACTATATTTATAAACCGATAGTACCCGGCCGGTATATCAACCCTAAATCGCTCAAAAGAGGATTTAGATTTAACGCTTAAAAAAGGTAAAAAAATGAAAAATCAAATTCAAAGGGGATTCCCTACCCCATTCCATAGGGACGAGTTCTTAGCACCATTTGATACTCTGTTTGATAGAATGTTTTCTGATACATTCCCAGAGTTGGCAAAAGAAGTAGGTGTTGATGTTTTTCAAAAAGGCGCATATCCAAAATGCGATATTATTAACTTCGATGATAGAATTGAAGTGGTAGCCGAAATTCCTGGTATAAGTAAAGAGCAACTATCAATTGATGTTGATGGTGATGTTATTACTTTACGAGGTGAAAAAGGCGGACAAACCGAAGTGACGGGAGGTCAGTATTTAAGAAGGGAACTAAAACGTTCATCATTCCAAAGAAGTTTTACTGCTGATTCCAAAATTTTTAATTTGGATGGTATTAAAGCTAAATTTAATGATGGTATTTTAGAACTTCAAATACCAAAAAGAGAAAAGGAGCAGCCTAAGAAAAGAACAATTTCAATAGGTTAATCCTATCAAAATAAGGAAGGGGGTGGGTATCAAAATCCACCCCTTTTTATTTTTATGAATATTTATTAGAAACAAAATAATAGTTTTATGAAACCTGAATACAAAATGAGAGCTCAAGAGAACTTAGAAGCAATCGCTAAAAGAGCTAAAGTTATTTCTGAAATGTTAAATGGTGAAAGACCAGTTAATCAAGAAGAAGCTAAAAGAGTGACTAAAGAAATTGAAAGATTGGTTGAATTGACAACAAACATCGTAGATTTATCGTAATAAAATGAATTGGCTGGTTGGATTATCAGCAATTATTGTTGCTGGTTGTGCAGCTTACTTCTCCGTAACAGGATTGGGTGTACTATTTGCTGGAGCGTCCGTTTCGGTAATGGTAATGGCAGGTTCATTAGAAGCTGCTAAATTGGTTGCTGCAACTTACCTAAAACAAGAATGGGATACTATTAAAGGATTTAACAAATGGTATTTGACTATATCAGTTGGTACTTTAATGCTTATTACATCCGCTGGTATTTTTGGTTATCTATCAAATGCTTTCCAACAACAAAACCTTTCCTTACAAAAAGTGGAAAGAGATATAGCAGTATATCAAATACAAATTGAAAAGAACGATAAAGAGATTGAAAGATATACTAATCAATTAACCAATCAGCAAAATATTCGTAATTCGCAAGAGGCAAACTTATCTAAACAAATTGATAAGGATAAATCAACAGCAAGAGTATCACAAATGATTCGTAATGCGGATAAAGAAATCAGTTCTATATCCAAACGTATTGATGAACTAACGAAACAAAATAATGTTTCTTTAGATTCAATCAATTCAATTAAGAATAACAATATTGAATTAGAAAGAGAAGTTGGTGGGTTTCGTTTTGTAGCAGATGCGTTTGGTGTACCACTTAATGATGTTGTAAAATTCTTTATCCTTATAATCGTATTAGTATTTGACCCATTAGCGGTAGCACTTATCATAGCTTTCAATGGATTAATTATGAAAAGGAAAGAAGATGATAAGTCCGAATATATTCCAAATTTAAATAAGGAATATGCAGTATATGGTGATAAAGAAAAACAAAAAGAAGCTTTGGTTGAGATGATGAAGAATGACCAAGAATTGGGATTGTATGACGAACCAATAACTTTATCAGAAAAAGATGCAGAAATATTCTTTAATGAAATAAAAAATCCATCAGAACCAAACGAAAAACTAAAAGAAGCCGCTACTCAATATAATGAGGACATAAAAAAAAACGAAATTGATTCCGATACAACAAATGTGGAAGAAAATGAAGTAACATTAACCGATGAAGAAAAGAAGGCAATGGAGCCTGAAATTACTGATGAAATATTAATGAATCTACAAACGGATTACTCAAAGAGACCTATTGATTATGATGGTGATGGTTCTATTGATGGGTATGATACAAATGGTGATGGTATAATTGATATAGTAAGAGCAGAGCATCCATCTAGAGCGGCTGCAATTAAAAATATGTTACCTTACTATGCTAAGCCCGAATTTAATTGGAATGACCGTAGAAATTGGATAAATGACCAAAATGCGGTTAATTATTGGATAAAACATATCAAACCATCAGAATACCCAACCGATTTTTCAAGTAAGTCTTATTAATATTTGGAAAATTAATAAACATTTCGTATATTTGTATTATAACAAATAGTACTAAAATGGCAAATTTAGGATACGCTTGTATCAATATGAGTATGGGTAAAAAAGTTACTACTAACCGAGCTATGGTTAAGAAAACTTTTCAAACTAAAGGGTTAGATTATGTATCTGATTTAGCATTAGCAAATGCCAAAGATATAATCAAAATATTAGAGTGGAATAGACTGAATGGTATTAAACTATTCAGATTATCATCAACGATAATACCTTGGGGTGACCATATTGATATTACACAACTAAAGGATTACAAAGAAATTAAGAGCGAGTTAAAGAAAGCCGGTGATTTCGCTAAGTTTTGGGATATGCGTATCAATTCACATCCTGGTCCTTTTGTAGTTCTTACTTCACCAAACGAAGAAGTTGTTAAGAACGCAATTGCAGATTTAGAATTACACGCTAAAATATTTGACCTAATGGGGTTATCTAAAACTCCATATAACAATATTAATATTCATTGTAATGGTGTGTATGGTGATAAGAAATCTGCGATGGATAGATTTTGTAAAAACTTCAAACGTTTATCTAAATCAGTTCGTAGCCGTTTAACGGTTGAGAACGATGATAAAGCTTCAATGTATTCTGTATTAGACCTTATGTATATTCATA